CGAGTGATTCTCCGGCGTCGATCAGCACCCAGTTGGTGACCACCACCGGCGTGCCGTAGGTGGTCTCCTTCGTGGCGCCGAGGGTCGTACCGAGACCTGATGGGATGGTGGTGGTCATGGCCTACTCCTGTGGCTCGGGTGCGGTGGCGGGTTCTGGCGCGGGCGGTGGCGTGACTGCCGGGACCACGACTGCGGGGGGTGCAGGCGGTGGGGAGAATGATCCGCCACGTGGCGACGAGTCCCCTGGCAACTCTTCGTAGCGAGCAGTCACCACGCGGTAGGCGTCGGCGTCGCTCTCGCCGTAGACGGGGTTGCCGTCGCCGTCCTCGCCGGTGACGGGCTTTACGTCGGACACCTCGAACACGTCACCAGGGGCTACAAAGTGCAGGCTTGGAAAGCCGACCGCGAGGTAACCGCTGGCGGCCACCTGGCAACCGGTACCGCCGCTGGCGTCGGGGTCGTGAAGTCCGAGAAATCTGAAGCGTGCCATTGAGTCCTCCGAGAGGGTGGGGTTAGCTGAAGTACAAACGACAATGCGCGGTGAAGCTGAACGTGATATCGGCGCTGCGACCGATGGCGCCGCCACTCTTGGCCGCTCCTCCGATGCAACCGGACTCGCTGAGTTCGGACCACAGGATGAGGTTCGTGTTGGTCGTCGGGTTGACGGGTGGATCGGCCACGAGGAGGAGCTGCTTGTCATCCACGATGGCGTTCTCGATGACCGCTAGGATGGCGTAGGCGTTCTGTTTGGCCGAGTTCTGCGCGTCCGAGTCGTCGAGCAGCTCGCCGTCGGTGTCGGCAGAGCCTCCGACGAAGCAACTGACGGCGCAGTTGACGATGACGGTCTCGTTCTTGGCCATCCCGCCGAGGCCGGCGTAGGTCTGCGTGGACCGGACGATGTCCCCGTCCTCACGATCAAAGCCGATGAAGACTGCGTTCTCAGCGGAGAACCCGCCCGCGGCGGAGCTGTCGAGGAACTGGACGTAACCGTCGGTGCCGATCAGGGTCGTCGGGTAGGTGAGGCCGGTGATCTTCTCGGTGAGAGCGACCATGACGGCCTGGTCTGCGCTGCCCATTACGCGATACTCGGGTGTCGCCTCGAGCCAGAAAGCATCTCACGGACGCGGCCAGGCACGAAGAACCCCATCGGGATCGCCGGGGTCATCTCGTCGTCGGTGTCCATCCCGCCGCCGAACTCCCGCAGGTTGCCCTGCTGGCTCGGCTGGTAGTTGAGCTTGATGAGCTCCAACGCGGCGAGCGTGATGTTGTAGGGGACCGGCGAGCGCCCAGCCTGGTAGATGACGTGTACCGATTGGAGCGAGTTCGGGAACGGGATCATGCCGCCGCCTGGGCCTCTGCGGACGAGCCGTCGACCACCTACGGAGGCGTCCGGGTCCATCATCACCGAGTAGATCGAACCGGCGGCAGGGTTGCCGACGATGGCAGCCTGGTACTCGATCGGGCCGATGTAGAACGACGCGGCCATGAGCTGACAGACCGGCCGGTGTCGGAAGCTGATGTGATACTGGCCGCCGTCGTACCACTCGTTGTAGACCTTCGGCAGAACAGGCCCGGTGATGTCCTCGATGACAGGCACAAGTCCGTAGAGGAACCGGAGCAACTTGACGTCGTGTTGCCGGTCGGTCGCGGGGATGTTGAGGTGTTCTTTCACCTCTTCGAGATCGACGATCGTCTGAGGTAGTCCAGTCACGCCCGTCAGGCTCGGCTCGATGACGATCTCGAGGTAGCCGACGGTCGGGAAGGTCTGCGCCGTCCCGCCGGAAGTAACGACCCAGCTGCCGATGAAGTCACCAGCGATCGCCGTTTGAAGCGCCGTCGGGGTGAAGCTGACCGTCCCAGCGGCTGCGTTCACGATGGTGGCGGCCGCGTTGATGGACGGGACCGCGTTGTCCATCGACCGCATGACGAAGTTGACTGTCGCTCCTGTGAGGTTCACGACGCCTGCTGAGGTACTCAGCGTGGCGGACCAAGTAGGGGCGGAGTCGTATTGTTTCGCTGTGTAATCAGGCACTATGTGGCCGCCGGGTCCACGAGAGCCAGCTCCTCGCTTGTGGTCACGAGACCAAGAACCTCGCTTGTGGTCACGACGCCTGACAACGTGGTGCCCTCCCAGGTGTCTAGTGAGTTGTCCCAGGTGTCTCCCGCGTCATCCCACTGAGAGAACGACATGGAGGCTCCTCAGATGAAGTTGATCTCGGAGAACGTCCCTGAGACTGCGGTCCCGACGTTCAGGTAGAACGACGTCGGGGTGTTGGCGGGATCGAAGGAGATCACCGACGGGTTCAGCGGTGAGAGGTAGTCGCCGTCGCCGCCGAAGGTCACGCGGTACTTCACTCCGATGAGGCCGGAGCACGGTTGGAACACGAACGCCGTCGCTCCTGCCGGCACCGGGATCGCGTTATCGCCGGTCACGAGGATCGGCGTGGCGATCGGGCACTCAGTGATGGAGCCGATGATGGTGAGCGGGCCGATCTGCTTGGCACCTGTGAGCATCCCGGCAGCCATGCCGCCGATCGTGATCGAGCCGGGCATCGCTTAGCTCGGGGGCTGGTCGCGGTGGAGCAGCTTGTTGGCCTCGTCGCGGATCTCGGACTCGATGTGCTCGGCGAACCCCTCGGCCTCGTCTGTCGCGGCATCTTCGACCTTGGCCACCTCGGGCACTGCGGCCTCGGCTTCGGTGTTGACGGCCTCGGCTTCGGCGACGACAGCAGGCTCGACCGGGTCCGGCACGGGAGCAGCCTCAACCTCGTCGGCCACCTTGGCTACGTCATCGGCTGCGGTGGCAACCTCGGCCGCACCAGGGACAGGCACGACCTCAGCAACGGCGGCAACGTCGTCGGCCACCTTGGCCACCTCAGGTACGAGGCTGGCGAAGTGCAGGTCGAACTGGCGTTCTGCCTCACCGAGGGCGTAGCGCAGGGTGCCGCCCGGTGCTGTCCCTTCGTCGAGTACCTTGCGGATCGCGTCGGTGGCGGCGTGGAAATCGTCTCGGAGTGTCATGTCGTCTTCTTTCTCGGGCGCCCACGTGGGCTCCTCGTCTCGGGTAGCGGGGCGGCAGCGGTGTTCTCTAGGGGCGGAACTACGGGTTCGTCGCGGTAGCCGTACCAGCCGAGCTCGACGGTGCAGGCGCGGGCGACGTTCAGGTCTCCGGCTTCGAGCGCTCGAGCGCGGGAGGCGAGCAGGCCGGTTATGCGGGGGTCGGTCACCGGCTTGCGAACCACGGGTGATGCGCGACGTGGGGCGTGTGCCAGTGGTGCTTGTAGCCGGCAGCTCGCAGGTTCAGCCCCAACCCGTCGCAGACGTTGTGCCAGTCGAGGTGCTCAGGCTTGGTGATCGACGTGAGTGCGTCGGGCACCGCTGCGATCAGCTCGGCCCGAAAGCGGGTAGCTCCGAGCATGTTGGCCCAGGCTTCGCGGCAGGCGTCGTGGCACATATTGGCGTAGGAGAAGACACACCAAGGCTCAGGACAGGCGTCGAACTGCTCGGCCACATCGGGACGGCAGATGACGTCGTGCTCGATGATGGCGAAGTCCTCGCCTTTGGCCCAGATCTCTGCGAGCATCCGCCAGTAGGCGTGGTCGTGGTTCGGCCGGTCACCCTTGCTCTCGTCAAGGGTGACGTCCACGAAGATCGTGCCGGGCGGGACGGCGGCGGCCACTTCCTCGTGGACGATGTCGTCGAGCATGACGCGGGGCACGTAGAACTGCGTCACCTGGCTACCAAAGAAACACGATGGGTGCGACGGTCAGCACCGACGCCTTGATGAGCGTGCCTGGCGCGGTGCCAGCGACGGCCGAGCCGGACGTGATGCTCCAATAGAGCGGGGCGGCCGAGAACCACCGGTACTGACCGGCAGCGGCGCCACACGGCACGGTGACGACGGATGGCAACGTCGTGGTGGCCGTGTTGCCGAAGGCCGCCCAGATGTACCCATTCGGAGCCATCGCATTGGTGATCGTCGTCGGGGCCGTCAGGCTGAAGTCCTGACGGGCAGAGGCGGCTATCGCACCAGCAGCACCGTCCGTGCTCTGAGCGATAAGCGGTGGCGAGGCCACGGCGGTGCCTGAGTAGATGGCACCGAACTGGTGGGTGAGCGTCGATGCCGCAGTGGCGCCGACGAGGAAGGAGACTCGCGAGACGACCATGCCGATGTCGACCGGCACAGGGACGGCGACCATGACGCCGGATGCGGCGACGGTCGCTCCAGCGGTGTCGACGGCAGGACCGGAGAAAGAGTTCGTCTCAAGGTTGGAGCGGATCAGCGCTGCCGGGTTGCCGAGCAGGGCCTTGAGTGAGTAGTCCTGTGTCGAGAAGACGACACCTGGAATCGTGGGGGGCGTCCCGACCACTGGTGCCAGTCCGCCTGGGAGCGTGACCGAGACAGTTTGGCCCACGCCGTTGGCGGGCGTGTAGGAGAGCGTGAAGGTGCCTGTCGGGGCGTAGAAGCTGACCTCACCAAGGCCGTCGGTGACGGGCGTGTTGTTGGGCCACGGGACCAGTCCAGCAGCGTCCTGGTAGACGGTCGTCGTGCCGACACCGACGACCACGTTGGGCGCGGCGGCGCCCGTGCTGTCGTTCAGCCGAAGTGGTGCGAGGTAGTACAGGGTTGCCACGATGGACTCCGATCAGGAGAGACGAGGAGAACTGGTACTCCCTGGCCGCCCCAGGAGGAGAACGGCCAGGGAGTGAGGACGAGCCTCTTACCAGAGGAAAACGACTGGCGCTACGGCCAGGACTGACGCCTCGATCAGCGTCGCCGGAGCGGTCGTGGTGATGGCCGAGCCGGACGTGATGCTGAAGTAGAGCGGAGTGCCGGCGAACCACCGGTACTGAGCCCCAGACGCACCACACGGCGTGGTGACACACGATGCCACCGTTGTCGTGACCGCCGACAACACGGCGACCCAGATGTAGCCGTAGGGTGCCTCGACCGACGTGATGGTCTGCGGCGCGGTCAGCGTGTAGTCGAACCGCGTGGACGCTGCCATCGCGCCTGTCAACTGGTCGGTCGACTGCGCGATGAGCGGTGGAGACGCTACTGCCGTGCCGCTGTAGAGAGCAGCAAAGCCGTGCGTCGGGGTCGAGGCAGCCGTGGCACCGACGAGGATCGACACCTTGGACACGACCGAGCCGATGTCAACGGGGACCGGTACGGCCACCATGACACCCGTGGTCGTTCCGCCAAGGGAGGCGGTGTCGACGAGGGCGCCGGAGTAGACGGGCCACTCCAGGTTCGACCGGATCGGCACGTTGCCCTGCGCTGTGGCCGGAGTGGCTCCGTACAGCGCCTGCAAGGCGTGGTTGAGGGGGTAACGGGCACCAACGAGGTCAGCTCCCATGAGGAGTCCTTTCAAGAGAAGTAGAGAAGTGGTGAAGCGATGGTGCGCCGGCGCACCCGGCGGGGAACTGCCAGATGCGCCGGCGCGAACGGACTAGAACGAACCGCTGTTGACGGTGGGAGCGGCCTGGCCAGTGCCGGACGCGATGGCAATCGAGCCGCCGTAGCGGACGATCATGCCGACGTAGTTGTAGGTCTGGAAGCGGACCTGCAACGTGCCGGACAGGATCTCTTCGAGCACCCTGACTCGCGGTGCACCCTCGAACAACCACACGTCGTCGGCCTTGAAGGCGATCATGGGGTCGTAGGTGCCCGAGAGCACCCCTGAGCCGTTGTCGGTCGCCGGGACGTTCTTCGAGATGTAGACACCAGGACCCGAAGGCAAGCTGAACAGCAGCCCTTCGGCCACGTCCTGCTCCTCCAAACCAGCGGTGTTCCACGGACCGAAGCCCGCCTCCTCCATGAACGGCTTGGACGAGGCGCCGTCAAGCGCGAACGCGAACCAGTAGCCGCGACGCGGGTGCATCAGGTACTGGATGTTCGTGTTGTCGTAGCGGGCCTGTGCGATCTGGCTCGCCATGACGCCGAGGGTGCCCCATGATGCCGGAGCGGTCGGGGACGCCTGGGTGTTGACCACTGCCGTGGCGCCCCAGGCGTTCGTCGTCGGGTACAGCCCGAGCAGGCCACCAGCGGTGCCGGTGTTCGGCCCCGTGCCCTGGATGACGTTGAACTCGAGGTTCAGGTTGTACGCGGCCTGCAGGTCCTCGGTGATCGCCCGGTCGGTGAGGCCGTTGGGCGACAACTCGAGGAGCTGCAAAGCGACATCTTCCTGGCCGGCGATGGTCTTCACCCCGGTGTTGACCGTCGTTGTGGCGATGTCCTGTGACACGACCGCCTGGTTGTTGGCCGTCTGAGGGGCCACCAGCGTCGGGGTCGTGATCTTCGGCAGGTTGATCGAGTCGGTGCCTTCGGGGAGCGGTACGTTCCGCACCAGGCCGGCAGCGACGCGTCCCGCACGCATGTACGGGATCAGTTCCTGCTCCAACCACAAGGGCGGGCTGAACTCTCCACCTTGACCGAGCGTGGTCGAGGGGTTGACTCGGGACTCAGAGCCGGACCCTGCGACCCGGCTGGCGCGCTCGAATACCTCACCGTCGAACTTGCGCAGCTCACGAGCGGGGATACCGTCCTCGATCGCCTTCAGGGCCCGCGCCTCACGGCTGGCGGCGCGCTTGGGGTACTCGACCAGCATCTCGTCGGCGTGACGGCGCATACGCTCGCGCGCATCGGTCTGGTTCACGCCGCGGGGAGGCTGCGAGCACTTGCCCCAGGTCGCGTAGAGGTCGGCGAAGTAGCTGACCTCGTGGGCGTTGTCCCGGCGGTAGGTGAGCGGGTCGGTGACGCGTGCGGGCGACGCGTGAGCAGCGGCGTCGGCGAGGCGCGACTCGACGTCGATCTCGCGGGTGATCTGCTCCTTGCGGTCGTCGAACTCCTTCTTCTTGGCATCGAAGGACGCCTTGAAGGTCTCGTCGGCCGTGGCGAGGGTCGCCGCGTGAGCGGTACGTGCCTCGTCGTCGGGGAGCGTGGTGGGGTCGACCTTGGCGCGCTCTTCCTTGTGGGCTTCGAGCAGGCGCTTTAGTTCGGCGGCTCCCTCACTCTGGAGCTCGCGAAGCTGGTCGACCAACGGCTTGTCGTCGGTCATGGTCATGGGTGGTTCCTCTCAGGGACGTGCGGCATGTGCCGCGGTTGGCTGGTCCCCTGGGTGGTGTCAGTCCGTCCGCGGGTGGTGGCCTTCGATGCCTCGATGGCTCCGACGCGCTCCGGTGGACCCGGCGCAGGTGATATTGCGACGATGAGAACTCAGGTGCAACCGTGCGCGGGCCCCGGACCTCCGAGGTGGCCGAGCACAGTTGCATGGCGATGGCGCACGATGCCTGTGCTACCTATCAGTAGCCCGTCTGGATTGCACAGCCCGTTCCGACCAGCCAGGACACACCCGCTGGGTAACGGCCAGTGATGGCGGCGGCGTAGTTGCGGAAGATGAGGCGGACTTCGAGGGTGCCCGAGAGCACTTCGAGGTAGGACGACGTAACCGGCTTGGCCTCGAACAGGAGCAGGTCACTCGGACGGCAGGCGATGATGGTGTCGTTGACGACGGTCGTACCGCTGATGACGCCCGTCGCCGAGAAGGTGCGCGGGATGGCGTCGTCCAGCCAGACCGGCCAGCCGGAGATGACGCCGGGGCAGGTAGGGCTGGGACCGTTGAGGGTCGGGAACTCGAGCGGGCGGAGGGACGAGTCCTCGCTCGTCGACAGCCAGGCCCAGCGCGGGCTGTTCATCAGGTACGCCTCGGGTGGCAACAGACGGTTGATGCCGACCTGCGCTCCAAGGCCGCCGAGGGTCGGGTACATCTCGTGGCCGGTCGGCGTGGCGTCGGTGTAGGTGACCTTGTTGATGCCCACCAGGTTCAAGATGCCGGGGAGCTGGCTCTGGGCCGTGATGGCCGTGGCGATCCCGCTGCCGTAGATGAGCTGCTGTTCGAGTTGGAAGTCGTAAGCCTCGCCGAGGTCCTTGAACCACGCCCAGTCGGTGTGCGCACCGACTGGCGACTGTTCGAGCAGCTGGATGGCGATGTCGCCTTGGCCGGAGATCGTGACGACCTCGGAGGCTGTGGCGGCCGAGACGACGTCCTGCTCAGGGACAGCCGAGTTGTCGTTGCCCTGCCACTGTGCGACGTTGCCGGTCGTCATGCGGGGGACGTTGACCGACTGAGCGCCAGGTGGGAGAGGGAAGTTCGGGGCGAGGTTGGCGAGGATGCGACCTGGCCGTGCTGCGGTGGCGAACTTCTCGTTCAGCCAGATCGGAGGAGCCAGCTCGCCACCTTGGCCTGCGATGAGGCTCGGGTTGACCCGGTACTCGAAGTCGCCGTTGTCGGCCGCTCGACGGGCCTTGGCCCTGGCCTCGGCGCGGTATCGGTCCATCTCGGATGCGTGGCGATTCAGGCGCTCACGGGATGCCGGGTTCTTGTCGGCGAGCGCCCGGTCAGCGATGTAACTGACGGTGGCGTCGTCTTCCCGGTAGGTGAACTCGTGCCCGGCGGTCATCGGCGAGGATCGGCCGGCGCGCGACTCTGCGACCTCGGCAGCCAGTCCAGTCAGGGTGTCGGTCATCGCGCTCCCTCGAACTCCATGATGGCGATGCGGGCCTCGTACTCGAAGGAGTCGAAGGCGAGCGAAGCGATCGGGTTGTCATCGGTCGCGCTCGACGCGATCTCCGCGTTGGCAATATCCGGCATCGTGCAGATGTCACAGCACGTCCCGTCGCACATCGCACCGGTGCAGGCAGGGCAGCAGTTGCACACGTCGCCGAGTGCTCGCTTGACCTGCTCGTACTGCTCGACGCCGAGGGCTCGTTTCAGTGCCCGGTCCAACGCGGCATCCTGTGCGACGTCGGGGTTCGGCACTCCGAGCAGTTCGGCGAGCAGAGGCTGGGCCTGGTCGACAGCGGTGTCCGCCGCGGCCACGAGGCTGAGGACGTGCTTGAGAGTGGCTGCCGACGTGCCCGAGAGCGTGGCGCCGGAGCGGAGTTCCTTGAGGGTGACGGAGAACGGGTCGAAGCCGACGAGTGCAAACTGTCGCGAGCGCATAGCAAGCGTGCCTTTCGTGGCCCCATTCGCCCCGAAGTTGACCCCGCTGACGTCCCCATGATGGATGGAGACCTCCCGCAAGTTGCGCTCGGTGTAGTCGCCATTCCACGTCGGGCGGAGGTCTCTGAACGTGAACGACATCTCGTCCATGTCGCCGCGGTCGACCATCGACTTCAGTTCCTGCGCGCGAGGGTTGGCCGGGTCGAGCTTCGCCTCGGTGAGCAGCCCCTTCCCATCGGTGCGGACCTGCATCGTGCCTGACTTCGACCGCGCGAGCGGCGCGCCGTCGTGGTTGATGAGAAATACCACGTCGGCGCCCTCTGCGAGCGTCTTGTCGAAGGCGCCGCGCGTTACGGTCTCCTGGTACTCGCCGTAAGCGTCTGTGATGGGGTAGGGGCTGTCGAAGATGCTGGCGTAGCCCCGGAACGTCATCCCGCCGCCAACGGAGTCCATGCGGCACTCAGCGTCGGTGAAGGGGATCTCGCGGGTCTCGCGGTAAGGAGTGAACTCGCCGCGCTCGGCAAGCGGAGAGGCCGAGCGTGACGGGTGTTCGTGGCCGTGGCTCGAGTCCCCGCTGTGACCGTGCTCGTGATCGTGCGTCTCATCGCCGCCCTGGTCGCCCATCGTGCCGTGGGCGTGGCTGTGGGTGCCGGTGAACGGATCATGGGCGCGGCCTTCGAGATCGTCGCCTGCTGCGTTCGCTTGTGAGATAGAGCCGTCGGCGTTCCAGTTGTCCGGGATGCTCGCCGAGAGCTTCAGAGCCTTCGCGCGGGCCATGATGTGCTTACGGATGGCATCGTGGCTGGCGTTGCCTCTGCCTACGGCCTTGATCGCCTTGGTGAGGTCGGCCTCGTCCGCGATGGGATAGGACGGATCGCCACCCTCGGTCGAGGGAGCCATCGCCTGCCCCTTGGCCTGCATCTTCTGCAGGTCGTCGGAGTTGTACTTGGCTCGGACCTCGGCCATGTAGGCGTCGAGACGTGCCTCGTCATCGGTCATACGAATCTCCTCACTCCCCACTCGGCGACTTGGAAGCGCCGGCATCAGGTGCGAACAATGAAGGCAGGCCAGGCGAACCGCCTGGGCCACCTGGGGCGAGTGGTGAACCGCCAATGCCCATTTGGCCAAGCGGCGTCATCGAAATCGACTCGTAATACTTCTGGCCGAGGCCGCCGGGGATCGGTGGGCGATGCTCCTCGGCACGGATCTCGTCCTTGTTCAGCCAGCCGGCGCCGAGAGCGAGGGCCGCTGCCTGGTAACGCTGCAAGGTGTCGCCGCGAAGGCGCTCGGAAAGGTCGAGGCGCATGTAACGACCGGGCGGCAACAGGCGGGAGATCATGCGCTCGTAGCGGATGATGTATTTGCCCAGCGTGTTCCGTACAAAACCCATTTCCTGCTGCTGGATTCCGGTTTGACCGATGAGCACGCCGTCTGCGACCAGTGTGTGCGACGGGCGCACTTCGATGTCGTAGACAGGCACGGCGACCGTGCCCTGCGTTATCTTCGTGACCCGCTGCAGGATGACGCCGTTCTTGTCCCAGCCGAATCCCGCGCCCTGACGGTTGTCGTCAGTCCCGGTCCAGCCCTGGTCGTAACGACTCCGACGCTGGTGAGGCATAGAGACGAACCGCTCAGCTTTGTGCGGGCTGTTGGATCCAATCGTGTTGTCGGTTGGGGTCGACAACGACAGTTGATACTTGGGGCCCGACTGGTACGTCTTGCCGCGAATGGTCATCGGCCCAGCCAAGCGTCCTAGACACACACGACCGACAGGGACGCCAAGCATGATGCACAGGTGCCGAACGTCCTCCAACAGGGGCTTGTTCGCCGATGAGTAGATGACCTTGCCTCGCTGGACAGAGCCGTCGGCGTCGAGATACCCGCGGAGGAACGCACGCTGCAACTCAGGCGTGAGCCGGAACATCCACCCTGGCACGCGCTTCGTGAGCGCTTTGCCAGCGAATCCAGTCTCCAGGAGGTCCACGAACTCGGCTGAGCTGAACCTTGTCTGCGTGCCGCTCTTGTCAACATGAACGCGTACGCCCAGCTCATCGTGGATGACCTGGCGGTAGTACTCCATGTGGTCGGCGTCGCGGTCGTGACCGTGGCAGATGATGACCTGGTTGTTGTGTTGACCACCGCGGCAACCATCGCCGACGTACAGCCCTAGCAACTCCATCAGCCCGACCGTCAGGGTGCGGCCGTTTGGAGCCATCGTACGATCCCCGTCGGCGAAACCGTGAGGGACCATGAAGTAGTCGCCGACCTGGACATCACTGGCGTCAACCAACAGGTCCACCCAGCCACACTCGCCCTTACGACGACCGTCGGCGCGTCCTTCGTACCGACGCACCAGCATGTGGTGATTCGAGGTGGCGCGGATGGTACGAGCCGAGGTCTCGAAGGTGATGAGGGGCTTGTAACCCGTCGCCACCTTCCCGACGACCTTCTGTGGCTCCATCCCACGCTCGCCGAGCGACCAGACCTCTTCGCCCTCTGCGATTTCAGCGATGGGTTTCGGGCCTGCCGTAGTGAAAACTAGCGTCTCACCAGGGAGGCAGCCCCAGGAGGTCGTCCGGTCGACGATGCCGATCATGTGGGGCGGGACTCGGAAGATCATGCCGCTGATGACGCCCGCGCTGTACTGGGCCGACTCGAGGAATTGGCTGTCTTCCGGGTTGATCGAGATCGGGGAGAACTTCGCCCCGCCGGTCAGGATTCCGACGAGAGCAGTGGCGGCGGTGCCTTGGTGGCCGGCGTTCCACTCGCGCGCCATGTCGAGCGTCTCGTCAGGGCTTAAGTCGCCTTCGACCTCGATGACGCCGGACGGCATGGCCGAGTTGGCGAACCACCCGGCCCCGTAGGAGTCGATGGCGAGAGCCTTGCCGAGCTCGTTGCGCAGGCAGGCGATCGGGTTGAGACCTTCGATGTGGCCGGGGAGCATGACGTTGCGCTCGTGCACCACGTCGCGGTTAGGGACGACCTGGCCGTTGAAGCGGTACTCGACCTGGCCAGCGTTCGGTCCAGAGGTCAGCCGGCGCACCCTGACGTTGTCCGGGTGGATCGGCATGATCTGAGTGGCACAGAGCGTCGCTGGATCCCGGCTGATTATCAGGCCGTACCAGTTGCCCCGCAGCGCCAGCGACGCAGCGAAGCCACAGACGAAGTCCATCCGGTCGATCTCGCTGTACGGCTCTGTGACGAGCGGACTGGCAGCACGGAGAGGGACGAGCTCGTCCTCGGGGTCGCCGATCCCGGAGTATTCCTTCGCCGGCAGGGTCGAGGTGGAGTCGGCGATGATGCCGACCGACCCGTAGACCGCTGTGACCTGCAAGGCTCGCTTCTCGTTGACCTGCTGGCCCGTGTTGGTGCCGCCGAGCTGGCCGTTCGTGGGCGGAACGCTGTTGCCCCAAGGGAGCGTCCCGCTTGGGCCGGCGGTCCTGTACTCGACCTGCTTGCCGTCCCGTGTGAGAAGTTGCACGTCGCCGCCTCTCAGCCCGATAGCTGGGCGAACGACACCTGCTCGCGGGGAATCCACACCTCGCCGGCAAGCGGAGTCGATACGTTGTTGGCCTCGCGCAGCACGACCGCACGGAGAGTTACCCCGTCGACGTCGGCATGTTCGAGGACGCCCGAAAGCGTCATCCCGTCGAGCTTGTGCACGGTGATGGACTGCTTGACCCGCGCTGTGAGCCACGCAGGGATCTGCTGCGGCGTTGTTGGTCCCTGGCGGCGATTCATCGCGACCGGTACGCCCACGACACACAGACGGGCTTTGGACTGACAGCGCGCCTCGTCGACGAAGCTGACTTGACCGTCGCCTTCGTGGTCCGCGTCGCCTTCGTCGCCTTCGTGCTCATCGCCTGCGACTTCGGGCGGGCTGACGAGGCGTGGACGGTTTTGTGTGGAGCAGACGCCTTTGACGTGGACTTCACTGAGCTACGCCCGTGCTGGGCGGTCGCCTTCGTCTTGGCCGTCGACGACTTGATCCGCGTCGAGCGGAGGGCTTTGGTCGTCCGCTTGGACCCGGCTGTGACCTTGCGGGCCGAACGCGCCTTCCGGGTCGAGCGACCGTGGCCTGCGGAGGACTTCGTCTTAGAGACGAGGCCCTTCTTGGCCGCGATGGTCTTGACGGCGCAACCGGCCATGTGGGCTCCTAGGTGGCGGCGAGGGCTGCCGAGAGGCTGGTGAAGTGCGCCGGTGCCGGTCTGTGCGCATTGCCGAACAGGGCGAGCGTGCAGGCGACGAGCGGGGAGATGTCTGCCGAGGACGACTTGCGCCG